GTAGCACCTCGTGCTAAAAAAACGCCCTCATTGTGTGCGCCCTTGCGTGAGTTACACGGTGCGCAGCATGCCACTAAGTTATCTAGTTCATGCCCACCACCGTTGGCTCTAGGTATTACATGGTCAACCTGTGTTGCCTCATTACTACAGTATGCACAGATGTATGAGTCACGCTTAAGTACACGCAATCGCTGATCCTTCCAGCGTTGAGTGCCTAACTCTCTATGACTTGCAGCTCTGGTCAATGCCAACCCTTAATCTTAAAGTGAGACCATGCCTCACATGCTGATCCATCATACCTATGATCTAAGTATCTCATGTGTAACTGTATCTGTTGCATAGGGTTCATGTCTTTAGCAATTGGATTCTTAATCTGTAATAATCCATAGACATAAGACTTAGTGGGACTAGATAGATTACCAACCGCTTTATGATTCCAAGCCGATTCCTTTGATATAAGTAGTTTGATGCATTTAGCCTCATGCTTAGGCATTGTGGCATTTATGTATTTTCTTGGGTTGTATTTGAAGCTATCTATTTGCCCAGTATTAGCAGCAGGCATTGGTGATAATAGAGATATCCCAATAGCGATGGCTACCGAGCGAGCTATCCGCAAGCGGCTCGCTCTGTGCCCCTTATGGGCACTAGCCCTGAGAGTACCAGATGTGTCAAGTTTCTCGTTTAATCTTGCGCGTGTCGTGTTAATAGTAACTCCAATGCTAATTCTGCCTGTTGTGGTACAACACCATTTCCAAGCATCTTTAATTGTTGAGCCCTTGATAATCCTGTTTCTGTAACCCACCCAGAAGGTAAGCCCATCATGTATTCAACGAAATAAGCGTTTAGTTTGTCATCTTGATCCAGTGCATCAGGCGGTTCTTGCATGTGCATTTGACATCGTGAAGTAAATCTGCGCCCCAATCCCTGCACTTGCCTGTTGTGTGTGAAATGTTGGTAGTTGGAGTAGCTAGCATCCTTATCGCTACACCCGTCGATTGACCTATCTGACCCGTTGATGATCTGGCTTGCCTCGCTTGGAATACTTCCAGTGGCTCGTCGTGATTCCTCACATGCATCACCGTTGGGGTAGGCAACAATGAATATTCTTGCCCTTTGATGTGGCGCTCCTGCTTGACTTGCTCGTACAATTTCCCATCTTGCAGCATACCCGATTGAGGCAAGGCTTTCAAGAACTTCTTTGAGTCCGAGGCTGAGATGTCCCCTGACATTTTCCATGACTGCGTATCTAGGTCTAAGTGTGCTAATTGCTTCCAAGATGTATGGGAAGATGTGTCTGTCATCGTCTGTACCCTTTCTATAACCTGCATGGCTAAATGGCTGACATGGATAGCCAGCAGTGAGAATGTCTATAGGCTCTAATGAAGCCCAATTAATTTCTTTGATGTTTCCATGATTAGGAATGTCAAAGCGTTGCTCAATTACTTGACTGGCATACTTATCAATTTCAGCACACCAAATTGTTTCTGCATTGAAATAGGCTTCAACAGCTAAATCAAGCCCACCATAGCCAGTGCATAATGATCCTATCTTCAATCTTTGCCCCATCCTTTGCCCTTGAAGTGGATTGGATTAGATGTAAATGCTTTAACCATAGGCTCATTGCAATAAGTGCATAACACAGTTGGCTTCTCATGCCACCCATGATGCAGCTCATTCTTTAGCCCACATCTTTGGCACTTATAGTCATACATAGGCATTAGCGTACTCTGTTCAAATTTGAATTATTAACCGCTCTAGTCGCTATTTCACCTAATGAGAATAAAGCAACAGGCATAAAGATACCTTTAGCTTTGCCTTCCATTTGTTCAAATTTAATGTCATAAATAGGACAGATTGCTTCCGCTTTATTCCATAATTCAATCATCCAATAAGCCTTTGAAAAAGGTAATAATGCAATACCATTGCAATGTGTCAGAAACTTATCAACCCAAGGAGCTGCCTTCGAGTATGGTGGATTCATCCACACTAAACCCTGCCAAGCCGATTGAAGTCCATCCTCATGGATTGTCAATCTACGATACGCAGGAACATGATCTTTATGATCTATGGGTGCACATACATCAAGGTCAAATGTAATTCCTAATGCATCAAAGACAAATTTAGGTGTGTATTGCTCGTCTTTAAATGGATCTAAAGGTTTATTTTTTCCGATGATTGACAAGTCAAGCACTTCCTTATCATGTATGACCCACATCCAGAGCAACGGTCGATGTCTGCTTCTGTAGGTTCTTTGTCTAAGTGACCGTATTTAAGTTGGAGTAGTGGTAATAGATCACCCAATCGGATTATGCAGGCATAGTCCTCTGCACTCTCACCTTGTCCATTGAGTCTCAGACATGCAAAACCGAGCTCCCCAGAAATCGATGTGCGTGCCTTTAGTTGCTTCATATACGCCAATGGTTGGAAGCCCGATCTACTCTTAACTTCCGCGTCAAATGGGACATTGACAATATCTTTACCACTACCCCTTCCCACACACGCGCTAGGCCAGACAGTCGATAGGTACTGTGCGACTACACGCTCTGTGCGGAAACCTCTGTGCTTTCTATGCTGTGAAGCCATTAACTAAGTATCCCATCGCAAATGATAAGAACATAGCTAATCCAGTTAAGATTGCTATAAGTGTTTGCTTATCCATTGACAGCATGACACTTTCTGCACTGCCAAGCACCCACTACAGGCTTTTCTTCTTTGATAACAATGTTGGCAACAATGTCTCTAGCTTCTGTTGGCTCGTTACATAATTGACAATTGATAATTTCTATGAATGGGATGTCGTCAAAGTTAACCCATCCACCTAGACCATCTGCATTATGTATCTCGATGTAACCCATTATGCTCTCGCCTTCTGTGGTTCCCATGTGCCTTGACTGCTTAGCTGATACCAGAGTGTTGGACACTTAGGCTCTGATCCTTGCACACCAATGTGTCGGCAGAAATAGCCACCCCAAGCCCGGCCATTCTTCACGCCATCCTTAAACTCACGATCGCCATGCTTGCAGCTCGGCACATCCTTTACAGTACCTAGAATCTCTGCAACTGTATTTACAGCTGCATCTATTGTCACTGGTGCTAGTACTTCCTTGATCAGTTCATCTTGCTCACCGAAAGGTGTAGTCCAGTAATCCTTCTCCACCTTAGGTGCAGAAACCTTAACTACCTTTGTCATTTCTTCTCGGCTTGCGCGTTTTCCTTTAGGAGCATAACCTGCATTTGCAAGCGCTCTGCCGATCGCCGAAGTTTCACAATTCTCCAATGCAGAAGTTTGATTGACACCTCTGCTAGTAACCGTTTCCTCTGCGAGGCCAGTGGCCCATGCAACTGTGTCTGTAGCATTTTTATACAGATACGCCTTAACAATGTATCGATTTGAGTCCACAACTTCCAACTCAGTTGAAATCCTAAAATCTTTGTGATCACGAATAAATTTCTCAAGTCTCACCTCTACTGGTTCATAATCCGCTAGATTAAACATAAAGCCCATTCTCCTCTGTTGCTAGTTGTCCACCGAGTGCGCCGTAGCTGCATAGATCAACCCAGTTGTCGAGATGTTGTGCTGATTGATTAGTTCTTGCAAGTTTAACAAGTACCATGATCCCTGCCACCTGATAGTCATGTATTGGCATTTGTAGGTATGCACTAAGGAGCATTGCGGTGTGTTGCAAGTTATCTGCCGGGTGACCGTATGAAAGGCCACGATCAGAGATTGTGTCTGTTGCGTTGAGTAAAATGTCACGAGCTATCATTCTTGCCAAAATTCTTGTCTATTGACAGCTCGACCTCTGTGATAACCCTCGCGCTTGCCTCGCTCATAGCCTGATTCCCAGACATGTGCATAAATAATCCATAAAGCCAGTGGTATAAGAATCACCACTATGCCTACAACTTGATTGTCAGTCATTGTTACTCCTATCGCACCAGCGCCCTCGGCTGGTGACAGGCTTAGTGTTGCACAGCCCTGCGACTATTTAGGTTTTATTTGATAACGAAACGATAACGATTCTGCCTCATCAACTGCATCGTCAATAGTCTTGCGGACAGGAAAAATATCTCTAACGAGGTCGTCCATAGACCTTGCCATTGACTATAAAAGTGCCATTCTTCTCAATGTAGACTAGATCAACTTGGACATTCTTACCATGCACATACATGATGGCGAATGCCTGTTGCCAATTAGCCGTTCCCTTGGTGTATGCGGCCTGTTTGAAGTCCATTAGATTGCCTACCTCAACCCCATGCAGAACGCGCCCCAAACGGCCTGCTATGGCTTCTGAGAAGGATGTACGCCCTGCCCTATGGGTATGGCCAGAGATAATGTTAGTGCCGGTACGCCTAGCCGCTTCCATCGCGCTCAAACCACCCTGTGACTTAATAGGTGTGTGATCACCATGAACGGCAACCCAGTTAGGTGCAAGCACCATAGGCTTCTTATGGAATGTAATTCCTAGTTCATCAAACTTCATAAATTTTTCAAAGCGCAGCTCTGGCAAAGATAGGAAAGATGGGATCTTCTTCATAATGATGTTGTAAATTCGATCCGTATGATTTGATCTTATGCAATCAGTTACCCCTAGTTCCCAGAGCAACTCAACACAGCGATCACGATCATCGCCTAGTGTCTGCTCGTAGGCTAAAGGTGTGCCATCTGACCACTTGCTTATTGTCTGGAAATCTATTTCATCGCCGATCGTTACTGTTTGATCTGGCTTAAAGGTTTGTAAAAACTTGGCTATGTTGCGTGTTACATGTACATCTTCAAACGGTACTTGAAGATCAGACAAAATAACTATTCGCTTAATCGTCATCCTCATCTTCATAATCGCCGAACCTTTCTGGATCGACTGGAGATGGCAAGATCCACGCAGGGTAAGCTGTAGGCTCGATGATAATTGCTAATGCTAAATCAACATCCATGCCTGCTCTACGCAATGCTCGATACATCTCTTGCAGGGAAATTGCCCAAGCATCAAGAGCTGTATAAGTGTCTAGGTCTATAACCTTTTTTCTTGCCATGAGATAATTGTCACTTCTCTAGTATGCGAAGGATGGTTTCGACACGCCCTCGAAGCTCTGAAAGTTCGTCACGCATCGATGAGCCAGAGTTAGGTTTGAGTTCGTTTAGGTAGTGCTTTACTAGCCACCGCACCGAGCCAATAAATGAACCAATAACGGTCGTAGCAGCAACAGCAAGAGCCGCCATGTCCTGCGCAGTCATTATCGTTTAGGTGTGGCATAACCAAACACGCCGGATAGTACTGACCAGAGGATTGCTCGGTAATCAACATCAAAGTTAGTTGCTGACCAAGCTGCTAGAAATGCTCCTGCTGCTAGAAATAGTGGATTCTTGATTTTCATTGTTCTCCGCCTAACATAGGTATTTGATAAAATTCACCGCGTAAGTCAGCTTCTTTCTTAAAGCTGAAATGCACATGGTGAACATGTTTGTTAGCCCCTGTGTACTTGCGCCACTTCCACCTAAGAATAGGGGAGCAGATTGACCCGTTAAAAATAATGTAAGCGACACGCTTCTCGGATCCTTTTTTACAGGCAAGACGAATTTGATCAACAAGGTCGGGCATGAGGTCGGGCTTGGCTTTTCCGGATAAGTCACGATCGACATCGATGGCGCGTACCCAGCCTTTGACATCTGGATTATGATCAGACTTACGAGCACCATGTCTGGTATCACCGATCCAACCATCCGATGTGCGGTCACGATCTGGGTAGGCATCATCGAACTGCTCACGAAGTTGAACCGCCGCTTTGCTTAGTCTTGGATTCATTACCCTAGAAGAATTGCTGCTTCATCTGCTGTTAAGCCAAGACGATCCAAAATAACTTTACGAGCTGTTGCCTTTGAATTAGCTTGCTCGGCTTTCCAAGCATCTACTTTAGCAAAACCAGCTTTGAACTCTGCTTCTGTGCATCGTGGTCGTTCATCAACCCAAATAATGGAATCAAAATCACTTTCGGTAATAATCCAACCGCCTGCTGGACATAACATTTCTAAAACTTCTGTACCGTTTGCCATGTTAAGCACCTATCTCCATAAGAATCATTGTTGAAAAATCATCGTTGCCTGTAACTTGCACTTGAACAGTTGCACTGTTTGTGCGAGATGCAAATTGAGTTTTGTATGTTGTTGCTGAAGTTGTTGCAGGTGAATCAAGATAAGCACATGATGAAGCAACATCTCGTCTTTCTGTTGAACCGCCCAATGTTCCCAATGCACCAGAAAAATGAAGAATCTGTGTTGCTCCTCTTAGTAATCTTATTTGAGCACCGTTTCCATTTACAGTACTAGAAACACCATTTTGACTAACGAATATCAAAACCTTAGAACTAGATGAACTTGGAGTGATTGTTGCAGTCAAGCCAGTATCAGCGTAAGTGCTTGTGCTGTTTGATACTTGAGTTCCTGTTGAACCATAAATAACTTGCAAAACCTTTCCACCACCTGCTGCTGCTGCCCATTTTAATCCTGTGGCAGTGCTTGCATCAGCTGTGAGTACTGTTCCGTCTGAGCCAACAGCGAGACGAGTTAAGGCTGTGCCACTACTTGCAGGGAATAGATCACCTTTTGCAGTAGGGTCAAGATAATTGAGGGTTGCTGAAAGGTCATTCATTTGCGCAGCAGTAAGGACATCACCGCTCGCATAGTCTGCTTTAACTGGAAATCCTGCTGGCATTTCTTCTCCTAATATGCTAATACGGATGTATCAAGGATACCGTATAATGTTGAGTCAAGGACAAAACCATCCAAGACATTTTCTTGAGTCGTGAGGGTTGTGCGCCATGTGTTAGGCGTAATGCTGTGGGCTATGCCTTGACATTGGAGAGTCTTGACAATGGTAGTACCTGCCACATTTACATTTGTGATCTGCATAGGATCAAAATAATCCAAGTCCAGTGCAGCTGTAACCCCTGCCCCATAGCCTAGAGTTACTAGGTCAAGGGTAATTGATTCAATTCTAAGGGTTGTGTCCTTACGAGAGGCCACAAAATTAGAGGCAAGATCCAGAGCCTCGGCATCTGTCTGCATAAGCATGTCATTGGCTGTGATGCTGTGGAGAAAGAATTTGTCGATTGAATCTTGATTAGAGGCAGTTTGTGGCGAACCACCTGTTCTAGTGACAGTGGCTGAATTTACAATAGTCTTATCGTCCAGTGCAAAAGTAATGCCAGCATAAGGAATGGCTGTAGATCCAGTGGCGTTAGAAAACACTGTAGCGGTTTCCGCGCCTGAGGTATAAACAAAGTCACGATCCTTAAATACTGCGTTGCCAGCCTTATCAAAGTAAAAGGCTCCCTGCTCTGTAAAGGTTGCAGTCTCAATCGCTGCTAAAGCTGTGCGGGTAGTTGCTGGATCTGCCTGACATAAAGTGTTGCCAGTCATAATTGATCTAGCACTTGTCGGCCAACCAATAGTGTCAAGGATCTTATCTATGCGTGTGCCAGTGCCTTGCCCTGCTGCTGAACCTGTGACGGTCGTCACATTAGAGTTAAAGATCAATCTAAATGCATCTGTACAGATTAGATCAACATAGCCGATTTCTTGATCTTTAGGGTATGTGTAAAGGTATTCCTGAATGTAACCTTTAAAGATTGGATAAACAGTGCTTGAGTAATCTGCCTCAATAATAATTGAGCGCAATGGCACAAGATTTGGATAGTAAGGGCTTGCAGTGTTTTGTGGATTCCAGTCACCATTTTGATCAAGGATGCGGACTGTGGCTGTACCTGCAAGATACTTGTCTTGAAATAGGTTGCGTTCTTTACGAGTATCAATCTTAGAAACTTGATTAGATACATCGACAATAATTTGGCCAGCCTCGCCCAATACTCCAAAATCAAGCTGTGAAGTATCTAAGATAAATGGCGTGGCAAAGGATGCTCCGCCTGTAAGGTTTATCTTTACAATAGGGGTTGCTGGTAATGCCATTAGTACACCGTACTGTAATTAACTGGAGTACCTGAAGCCTGTTGTGAGTAAAGCCCCTGAGTAATGGCTGCGACTAGATCGCGCTCTGTTGTAACTGAACCTTGAACAGAGATGTTAACAATAGTGTCACCATTTGGCACTGCCTGTTGGCTAAGTGAATTGTAGCCATAAAGCGGAGTTGTAGGGATTAGGTTCATGTCAAACTGGCCACCGCCATAGCCCATAGGCGATCTGTCAGTTGTGCCGGGCACTAATTGTTGACTGAGTGAATTGTACTTATACAAAGGCTCAGCTGTGATTCCACCAGCAATAGGATTAAATTTAGGTATTTCAATCTTGGCTAATTTAGCAAACTCTAAAGCAAGCTCTTTTAATGTTTGTAGCCACGCATTAAATGGGTTACTTATAGAGTCAAACATGCCAGCTTTATCCCGAAGGTTGCTTAGTTGCTGGGCATTATTGACTAACGATTGTGAGATTCTAGCAGCGGCATCAAGGTTGCCTTGATTGATTGCTTCTTCAAGATCATAGATGTTTTGCTTTAAGCCAACCCTTACTCTTTCTTCTTCTGTAAGTTTGCCTTGAGCGGCGGCAGCTAATTGGATTGCTTCTTCATCAAATAACTTCTGGCCTTGAGAAAGGAGTAATGCAGCTTTATCTAGGGCTTCTTGCTTCTTCTTATCAGCAGTCATTTGCTTTTGAGTAGTAACTTGCTTTTTCTTTAATGCAAGCAATTCTTTATTTCTTTTGACTGCATTAGACTCTAGTTTTGTTAAAGCTTCTTGTTGCTTTTTTTCACTAAGAGTTAATTTAGAGGTTTCCTTAGCAGGTTGTGTTAAGTTAATTCCTGCTTGAGCGCCAGCAAAACCACTAAAGATGTCTTTAGGTAAATTCTTTAATGTTTTTAATACATTCGTAAATCCACCAATAACAGTTCCTGTGGCTACCGTAACTGAAGCAAGCGCTTTAGCAATGGTAGTTATAGCTGTTGCTGCATCGCTGGCTTCTGTGCCACCACCAATACGAGCAAAGGCATTAACTAAACCTTCACCAAGAATTTCTGATGCATTGCCTGTGGCTACGGTCAATACTTCCATTTTGTAAGAAGTAGTAGTTAGATAATCCTCTGCTGCTCCAGCGGATCTGGCAAGGATAATTCCTAAGATTTCGTTAAATGACTTAGTGTTTAATTCTGCTCTAGTAAGACCTGTGTTGTATTTAGCCAAGCCGCGAGTAATGCCAACATACCCTTTGCCAAGATCCTGTGTAACTGTGGCAAGATCCACACCAGAGGCTCGGCTGATTGTAATGGCATCATTAAGCAACTTCTGAGATTGAGTTAATGATCCAGTAGTGGTTAATAATCCCTGAAAGGCTGGCCTTAAAATGTCATCGGCAATAGCAGCAGACTTTTCAAGATTACCAATGTAATCAGCAATAGCAGGATTAGCAAAGCCAATGCCTAAATTCTCTACTGCACGATTAAGTCTTAAAGCCGCAGCTTCATCATCTGCAAAGGCTTTAACTGATCTCTTGCTATAAGCAACAATAGCTGATGCGCCGTAAGCGATTCCTACTGCACCTGCTAATTTCTTAACATTTCTAGTAAGTTTCTGAGTAGCGGTGTCTGCCTCTTTGAAGGCCTTTTTACCCGTGAACTCGGTTGCGACTTCAATGACTACATTTGCCATGATTAACCTCTTACCTTTACACGGTCATTGAGTTTTGTTGCAGATGTTTGAATAGCCTTAAGAACAGCAGTGTTGGCTTTGCCACCATCTTCTGCCCATGCTCTAAAGATTACGCGACCTCGCATCTTGCGCGATGCCCTACCCGCTTGCCCTTGACCACGCTGATAAGCATCAACTATCTTTCCAGTGCTATTTAATGCATCTACAAATTGTTTACCCGCATTAGGGTTATTGCTATTAGATTGATCTTTATTTCCTGATCTAATAGTCTTTCCATAATTAGCATGACCGCGTAGTCTTACTTCATACGCCGGAGCTTGTGGCCTACCCTGTGGATTATTCTTTCCACCAATTTCATAAATAGAGCCTGAGAAACTTGCATTTACAATTCGAGCCAGAGCGCGGAAGCCTCTAGAGTTTGGCTTAGATGGTGTTGTCTTGTAACCGATGCCGGCCTTAGCTTCTGAGGTTGACCATTGTCTATTTGCCCATGTTCCACTACTAGGCTTTCCCCAACCTGATAACGGAGCGCTTGAAGGAATAAATCCTTTGGCTTTAGTAGTAATTGGCTTCAAGATTCCAGCAATTTCTTTCTGTGTTTCTTTAGCCAAATCTGGAGCAAATTGCTTAAGAGCCTTGCGAAGTTCAACGCCGCCTTTTAATGTTGTTGGCATCTCTGATCTCCTTCGCTTCATCCTGTAAGCCTTGTAGTAATGCGTTTAGCATTACTCTGTCTAACTCTAATAAATGTTGTGGCGCGATCCCTAGCCTTATGCTTAGCCTAGCAATAAGGTAGGTGAACGGGAGATCGCGCTTTAAGCTAAAGGGTCAGAGTCCTCGACACTGACAGATTTCAATGTCTCAATAAACTCAATTCCGAATGGCTTTACAGTCTCACCAGACCTACGAGTGACTTCCCATGCCAACCAATAAACATCGCTTTGCTTTTCCTCATCGCGGAAAGCCTTATGAAAACCCTTTTTAGCGTACTGCTCGAACGAGTACTCCACTGCTGGAGTGATCTCGCCTTCTAGTACGCTTCCATCTGTACGAACGATCTTTAGTCTTGCCATAGTTTGCCCCTTTGTTAGTTGTTTAGAATGTGCCTGTTGTTGCTATTGCAACTGCTGAGTTAGCAGTAAATGTGATTGACTGTGTAGACATATCGGCAACAGCACCATTGATGTCTGTTGTGTTGTTTACTAGCAATGACACTGTGTAGAGACGGTTATCTGTGCTTACTGCTGTCCCCTTGTCCTGTATAAATACGCAAGTAACAGTTGTACCCCATGCAGCTTGCAATGTTCTAAGAGTCTTGTCTACTGCTAGGTCATTAAGAAAGTCGATAGTGACTGTTGATGCTTCCAAGCCCTTAACGAACTTGTGAGATGAGTCACCCATTGCTGTGACTTCTAGTTCATCAAATGTGCGGTTAATTGTTACTGCTGTTACTAGGTCAGAAAGATCAACAGTGTTAATCTTCACGCCGACCTTGTTATTTAGAAATACAGCCATGAGATTATTCCTCGTCTTTCTTAGTAGGTGCTGGCTTATGTGTTGCTGGTGCTACCTGCCCGATCTTGATCAGGAAGGCTTCGTTCTCTTTTTCCCACTCGGACATGTTAACTCCAACTCGTAAGGATTGATACGGACATCTCACAACTGAGCAGATCGCCTGATGCAGCGTTGAGAATACTTGGTGCGCTTATCGCGCTTACATTATAGGTCAAAGATGATGCAGCGAGCTTTGCAAACACGCCACAGGCTGCATCTTCTATACCGTTAAGGTTTCCTTCATTGTCAAACAAAGGCACAGTAATAATAATCTTAAAGTTAGCCATCGGGCTGATTGTGATGTGCTGATTATTGCTAGGTGTCAAATAAGGATCATCTGGAGACACGATCACAGAGTTAGCCAAGACAGTTGCCGGTGGAAAGGCAAAGGTCTGCCACTTAGTATTATCGACTAATGCTGTGGCTAATGTTGTACGAAGGGTTGTGACTGCAACTGGCATTATCCCACCATCGAGCGAGGGTCTAGTGCGTGTGCGATCAATCCTCGCACCTTAGCGAGAAGCTGTGCGCTCATTCGATAAGGGGAAGGCTGGAAATCAATGGCGTTAGAACCTGAGAGTGTTGCGGTTCTTGCTTGCCAGATTTCAACAGCGATCATCAAAGCTGCATTCTGGACTGCTGTATCTGTTGTCCAGTCTGTGTATGTCTCACCTGTTACTGTACCGAAAGGTTCAATAGGATGTTTTGGCTGAACTACTGTGTGTGTCGTTGTCACTGAAATTGAGTAAGTATCTACTGCTGTAATTGTTTTGGAGCCATTGTACTTAGTGCCAGAGTTGGCAATAGTTACAGTCTGACCTACATAAAAAATGTCTCTAACTGGAATGTCAAAGTAAAGAGTTCCTGTGCCCACAACATTGCTGTGCGCTACTGAAAACCAAACAGGTTTCCATAGCATAGGAAGTAGTACTGCATCTGAAGCATCACATACTTCTTGAAGGGTTGCATCTGGATACAGGGTGCCAACGCCAAGCGTAGTGCGTAACTCGCTGACTGTGGTTAGTGCCATGTGCAATCCTTTCTAAAGACTCTAGGGGTCAGAGGGCTACTGACCCCTAGAGCGACTTAGTGAGTTTATTACGCCTTGTTGTTCTT